AGAGGATCTCGTGCGACGAGGACTTCATCAGCGAAAATATCAAACTTATCATACTGGCTACTTTCTTTCGCTAGCGGCTGCACATTAAGCGGGGTAAGCTCGGAGATATAGACCTTCTCCGAATCAACAACGAACAGAGTACTCAAGCTCCCACCGGTTAACGACGTAATAGTAGCGCAAGTTGCACTTACCTGTTGTGTATCAGGAATCTGGTTACTAACCAGGATGGGCACCTCGTTATAGCTCAAAACCTCAAAACCACCCCTAACCTTTACTGTGTTGATAAACCTTTGCTGGGTTTGCATAAGGGCCCTTATTCTCCTTCGGGTTCTCTTAGAACATACGATCATACCGGGCATACCGCGAATAGCATCAAGAGCTTGATCTAAGAGAGCCAAGGTCAAATCTCCGCCTGAAGAGTTCGAACCAGCAGGGATGATATTCGAGGCGTCACACAATTTATACAAGCCGTCAAACTCCTTGGAATCCGCATCGGAGTCGCCCCAGCAAATTGCGTACTCCTCTTTGTCTCTAAAATCCTCCGCTTTGGCCTCCATCTCAGCAGTCAAAAGGTCGACGTACTTAGCTCCAATTGCACGGGCCTTACGAGTAACCTTCCCTTGCGTACCGATGGTCTTATACAAAAATGCAACCTGCGCATAGGTACCGGTCTCCTCGTCAAAAGAATCAGTATCAGAATAAAACGCAGCCTTAGTAGCACCAGGAGTTCGCCTATTAATATAAACGCCAGCACCTGAGCCGGGCTTCCTGGGAAGGTTCTGCCTTAGGGGGTTTAGATGCTCGACCATCTGGGTAATGATCTTGTCAACCTCCTTTGGGAGAATATCGGCAATCCCCTCATAACCTCCGCCAGTATTCTCTGCAAGTGCCCTTCGAAGTTCCGAAATAGGATTCAACATTACCGCTCACCTCCTTTCTGTTTTTCCATAAAATTCCACAGAAGCCGCATCTTCTCAGAAGGTTCGGCGTTCTGGTACTCGTCCGACTCAATAAACCGTCGAACTACATCATCTGGTGTCTCTTCCGTCTTCTCGCCTCGGACCACTACAGTCTCCTTTAACTCCTTAATCTCTTCCGCAAGAGCGCGGACACTCTCTAGAACCTCACTTGTAGGCTTCTCCTGTGCAGAAGCGGTCTCCTCTTCACCGCCTTCTTCTGCCGATCCCTCTTCAGCAGACTTTTTTGCGGGGTAAGGATAGGGATAAGGATATTTCTCCAGTTTATCCCAAATCTTTTCAAGCATTGCCATCACATCGTCGAGCTTCTTCATTATAGCATCCAAGTTCGCCGCTTTGAGCAACTCATCCGTTCGCTCAACAAGGGAGGAAACACGTTCATCAAGGTCAAGCAGAAGTTCGAGCTGACTAGACTCAACGGCTTCCATCAGCTCCTCAGTACCCTCCTCTTCCGGAGTCAGATCTTCCTCTTTGACCTCTTTCTCCTGTGTCTCCAGCTCTTCTGTTTTCTTGTCACCCATACTATCACCTCCTTGTTCTAAAGTTACGTCCCTCTGTAAAGAGGTAAATGCATCGTCATTCGCACTCCGTTGAACATACCAGGACTGGATTTCTGCTTCATCAACTGCAGGAACGGAAACAACGGATACTTCGAGTAGCTTCAAATCATCTATAACCGAAGTTGCCTTGTTCGAATTCTCGTCCCACTCTTCATGAGAAGAAAGAATCCGCCCACGGATCGAAAACTTGTTTAGGGTCCCTGACCTTATCTTATCTTGAATCTTTTCCTCGGATCGATCAATAACTGCAGTTACAAATAAACCCTTATCATCTAGTTTAGCCTCGTGGATCCGTCCAATAGGGAGATCCTGATTGTGGTTAAAAAGAACAGTTTTTCTCTTCTTAAGATCCTGAGAAGCATTGGTCAGTGCCTTTCTAGAAATTATAGCATTATCCAACCCCTTATCATAAGTGGTAGCGTAACCGGCTATAACAAGTTCACCTGGCCGAGCAATCTTCTGGGTTACATCTTCGGGAGCACGAATAAAATCAGGGTTTATCTGGAACAATCCGTTATCAAACCTCATTTTACACCTCCTTTCTCTCGAGCAACTTTTTTCTCTTAAAGTCACCGAGAAGCTAATTTATGGCAAGGGGTACGCGTTCACACCCTTAAATTAACCTTTTTCCAACTCCCTTCTTTCAAAAACTTATATTGCTTTTGACTTTTTAACGCCAAAACCAAACTGTCTCTAACCTTTAGACGTTTTGCCTTTGACTCGATATTCCAATACTGAAAAACTCTAGGAATTCTCGCCTTTAATTCCACTGGAAGCCCGCTGGCATGCACAGGTGGAATAAATCGCTTTTTTACAGCACGTAAAGAAAGAATGTAGGGAGTCTGATCCTTTGCTTTAATCCACAGAAATCCACTAATCTCCTTACCTTCTTCTAGCTTCTGTGTTGTTCCAACAATAGTAGGTTGAGCACCGGCAGTAAAAAATGTAAAATCCTTACCAAAGGGACGGAGAATGTATCTCCCTCTAAACGCTTTTCCCTCCGTAAAATAAAACTCAAATTCATCTAACTTCCGTGTCAAATGCTCCACTTTACCTCTATCTACGACAGTCATGTAAGACCACCACTTCCGTAGCGCCCTTGCTCCAACCGTACCTGGCGGGGAAATGTACTTTTTAACTTTCATCCAAGCTTTAGATTCCGGAAGTTTTACAGTAGCCGCCAAGCTTCGCTGGCCTTGTATTTCTCCAGTTTTAAAATTCAATTTAAAATTTTTAGGGTTCTTTATAACTTTCAGAAACTCAGACCAACCCTCTAGTCCATTAGGTCGATGTTTAACAGCCCCTGATTTATAAATAAAGAGGGTAACGCCGATCATGCTACGAGGATCACCACAATATCCCATACGTAAATCTCCGTGTAACACACTTGCCCAGTGCACGTGAAGTACATAATCAAACTTCCCCTCGCACCAAACTAAAAAAGGGGCCACATACCTCTTAAAGTCTTTTGATGTAATATTTTCTCCCATAACCTAATTAAAGCCGCCTACTAAACTCTAGGCAAGATGTTAGAGCTCGACAACAACATACCCACTCCCCGCTCTCTTCTTTTCTAGAAATAATCGAATGGCCTCACGACTAAACCACCATGCGAAAACCGTGTCATCCTTCTTACTATAGGGATATGCTAGAACTTCTCTTTTCCACTGACACCAGGCACATTCACACTCAAGAGGGTGATTCCAAGAAGGTATCGCCCACATATTATTGTCGAGCTCGACCCTCAAAGAGGGAATACCAACAGAAATGAGATGCTTCTGAACCCCAGTGTAATAAGGTTTCAATGGTAACTTACTAACTTCCGCAATCCAGTCTTGCATCATTGACTGAGTTGCGTTTGACTCAATCATAATAACTTCGGGCTGGTAATGTCTATACATACGAATAAGCTTGCGCGTAACGTCAGGGGACGATTGTTTTAATCTAACTATATCTACGGGCCAACGAAGAAGTGTCTCAACATTAACACGTGTTACGAAGATAACCGAGTAATCCTCCGACTTACCTGCGGAGATATCAACCCCAAAGTAACATTTCAATATTGAAGGATCGGTGTTACTGAACTCAGGTGGATTAGATCCAGGAGAAAGAGGCCAATCAGCTCGCTGCTTAAAACAATCAGGAGGGAAGAGCGCATTATCAACACGTGTTGGACGGTGACGAAAGCCCTTATCAAAAGCCAGTGGATTTTCTTTCCATTTCTTGTAAAGCTTCTCTCGTGTCCAAACCTGTGGCCAAAGAGGATCAAAATTATCATTTATGGACCAAACTTTTCGAAATCCCCAATCCTTATTCCGAAGGAGCTCGGAAAGAAGATCATCGTCGTCCCAAATAGTTCCAACTACAACAGCTTGATTTCCTTGAGGCTCAAGGGTATTCATCCAAGTATCATAAAACGCTTCCTTTACCTTCCTCCGTAATCCCGCTGTTACCGAATTTAAATTATCTACCATATCATCACCGATCACAACATCCGATCTCCCTCCAGCACCTGTCGATAAGATACTCCTTGCCTCAATTGTAGGATCTCGCAGAACCAACGATCTCTCAACATATAATCGGTCCTTAGTCCAATACCGTGTCTTGGCAGGTCTAATGTTGGGAAACACAAATTGATATCTCTTGTTAAAGAGAAGTGTACTTGAAACAGCGGATAAAATCTCACGCCCTTTATCAATCGAGTTTGTTATTATCTTTATCCTTATATTAGGGTTACGCCCAATTAACCAGGTGGAGTACGCGACAGAAACAACAGTCGTCTTTGAGTGCGCCCTAGGAGCGGCAATTACTACGCGCGAGTGCGCCATAAGAGCATCGATCCACTCTCTATGCATTTCCGATACAGGGAAACCAAAAACAAAGATCAAATAGTGAAGGAAGCTATGTTGGCAAAGGATTCGAAGATTCTTAAGAGAAAGATGTAAGTTATTTCGCTTTAAACTTTGAAAAGGCATCTACGACTTCTTTAAACTCCTGTAACGCTTGATATGCGAGATCTTCCTCACCCTTTTTGCGTTTACCGTGTAATTCGTGTTTGAATTTTAATACTAACTCCAAACCACGGAGAATGTCACCCCAATTTTTAGGCTTAATGCTCTCATCCTCTCGAAGTACATTAATGATCCGCTGAGCAATGGTATCAATCGCTTCTTGCTCCGGCAAACCGGAACTTTCTTCCTCAAAGTCCTCAACAGGATCGTCAACGACCTCCGACTTCCCCAAGCCCAGTATTGGAGGTATATCTATATCCTCAATAGAAGGGAGTCCAAAAGCGTCTTTAACTTTCTTTGACATCTTTAAACATTTCCTCCTGAGGAATCTCAACTCCCCAACTCGGTACAAGAAAGTACCGAGAAGGCAGTTTCAAATTAATATCAAAGTAATTTGCCTCAGAGAACTTCAAAGGTACCTCCTTTACACCGCCATCTGTAAAAACAATCCTTGTTAGTTTCTCTTTGACTTGTTGAAACTCTTTATTAAAGGTTCTGCTATTCGTTCGACATACGACACCTTCGGGCGAATAAAACCAAACCCCTATCGTTATATCTCGCCCTCTCAAACGCTCAAGTACGTAACCTCTATGTACCTGTTTAAGAGTGCGATTATGACTCCCCGCGTTTGCAGGAAGTACCACTTTCTTCTGCGCCCTTTCCTTATCAGTAATACAATAAAAATCAGGAGCTAATACAGAACCGAGCTCTTCAGGAGTAAACTTCACCAACCGAACAGTTACTGGGGAATAACTCAAGCGAACTTCTCCTTCAACGAGCTCACTCCCCTCTAACTGAACGCCTCTCGAGAGAGCCTCTTGAAGAAATCGGTTCTTTGTACTAACAGACATGTTTCCTTCCTTCCACAACCAGGTCCCTACTAATGTACCATCTTTATCTACAATATACCCAATCTTAGACTCTATCTCTTTGACAAACTGGTTAGCCACTTCGTAGCCTCCTTCCGTGTTTTAAAGGTAGAGAGTTTTTCATAAATATCAACCAAATTCGTCCTGCCCTCCGTTACAGCGGAAACTATCTTATCCATCAAGATATCTAAGTCCTCTTTCTTAACTTTTAAAGTCTTCTCAAGAAGATCTCGCACGTCTTTAAGAGTAACGAGCGTCTTCCTAGGAGGTGCTGCCTTCGCTTTCTTTGGAACCTCTTTTGGTTTTGGTTCCTTGCTTGGCATCTTCTCCTTCTCAGGTGCTCTTAAGAATTTATCGATCGCGTCCTTAATGCGTTTGCGAATATCTTCGCCCTCCTTTTTAGCTGCGCCCTCAAACAACCCGACCAGTTCCTCGATACCAACATCCTCCTTAACATGTGCCCACAATAGCTGTGGAGTTAACCCTTTTACTTGGTCCCTCGTCAAGCCGAGGCGCGTCAAAGCTTCAAAAACTCTTTGCCACATAGGATGCTTGCTAATAAGAGTTTCAGGTCTAACAACAAGGTCTTGAAGGAGTGACTCCATAAAAAGGAACAACTCAGGGTCACTAAAATACAAGATAGAAGGATTACTTATGTATGTAGCAAAAACCTCCGCAAAAGATTCGTCGATACTCTGCAACGAGTACAAGCGCAAGGGAAGGGCCCAATTTCTTAATGCCGTTTGAAGTTTAGGATAAATAGGCTTAAAGACTTCGTCCCTAAAAATGTCTCTTGATCCCAAGAAAAAGCTGCCTAACGTATTCTTTTCACTCGCGTCTAACATCTCGCTCATGTACCCCATAAATTTCTGGGCCTCTTTTTCGGTAAGATAGGGCAGAGTCTGTTCATAAAAAGGTATTAAAATCCTCTCTCTATAAACAAAGGCAAACGCATCTCTCATTGAAGAACGCGCAACAAAATGTCTTTCAAAAACATGATGCCCTAACTCGTGAAGGAACTGAAAAGTATCTCCTGTAGTCGTTATGGAACCGACAAACGACTTTGAAAAATCCTTATAAGATCCTTCCAAGGAATAAGAGGCGTCATAACGAGAGACATCGGATAATTTAATACTCGCCAGGCCGTCCCAAAAGGATGATACTCTTAACGAGGGGTGTGCTTGTAATATATCCATCAGTTTATCACGAAACTCAGAATCAACATGCGATATTCGCGAAAGAATCTTTTCAGGAGTTTGAGTCGCTCGCCAAGGAGCCGTACGGGCCTTGCGAACCCTATCTATCCACTTTGCATAGGAGGTTGGGGACCAGAAATTCGCAGCGAGAAGCTCTCGAAAAGCGGTCATCCCAACGATATCCTCTCTATGCGGGCTAAAAATCGACGCCCGAAACATGTGAATAAAAAACTCTCGAGAGTCAAAGTAAGCCTTAGGAGGGAGATCAAAAAGCTTCAAGGACAAATCCTTGAAAGGCTCAAAGTTCCCCTCCAACCACGGATCCTTCAATTCAGCAGGCAAAAACTTCTCTAAATAACCATCCCACAACGACTTTCTCGCCCTCTCCATTACAGACATCAACTCGGCAACAAACGGAGAGCTTGGATATTGAAAATTTTGCCGAAGAAGGATATTTAAAGCCGTCGCATCAACAAAAGCTGCGCGAATCTGATCCTCGGAAAACGATGCCGGAATCTCAAGAACATTTCGAATTGCGTCGTATCTAGGTTGCGTAAGAGCCTTGTGTAAACGTACCTCCTTAAATAACGAAACGTATGAAGGTTCGCGTAACTGAGGGGTTTTCTTTAACGCATCGACTATCTTTTTATCGATACGTTCAACAATATCCGAAAAAGCGAGTGCTACTTCTTTCGCCGGAACGTGAAGATTTTTTAAACTTATTTTCTCCCCAATCCACTTATTCACAGCTGCCTGAGATATATTTGAAATAGGCTCAAGAACACATCTACAGTTATGCCCGCATCTAACTCCGTATCCGGGCCAAGTCTGGAGTAACTCTAACATAGAAGGCCTAAAAACTCTCCCCTGAAGTGCTGCACAATCTTCACAGTTACCGCTCCAGAGACATTTACCGTTTCTCATAACATAAAGAGTGTGCCACTTAGGAAGGGTCACATCGTAAACTTTGCCCTTGTAATAAGTACGATGTATTACCGCATCGCTAACAAAGCTTAAGTCACTAGGGACTGAATCAATCCCTAAAGGAACTTTGTGATAAAAAGAAACCTTTGCATATTTAATTAAATCTTCAGAAAGAGTTCTCCTGAGTCCCTCTCCAACATATACAAAACATTGATGGTCGGGGGTTACTAATAGGTCAGTCTGATTACCTTCAAAATGAATCATCTCCCCGTCGTACTCAAATGACTGATAAGCAACCGGTTTCACCCACTCAACTTGGGACAGGTCTCTAGGATTAATACTCAACATCTTCTCCGATCCATCTAAGTCTTTAAAAAACTTCCAGCCTTTATCCGTTAACACCCGTGTCTCTTCATCATAACATGTAACATCATCACTAATACCTACCCACCTCAAAAGAACTCCCTGAGTTTCCTCAAAGAGCCTTGAAACAAGAACCAGCGGAAGATTTGCAAAGAGTGTAACAAATCCTGCAATGGCGATAACGGAGCGCATGAAATTGTCAAAATCCTTCTTAACCTGCTCCCAACTACCTCTTTTTGCCTCATTATGTATAGTATCTAACCGATTCTTCCAATTCCGAATGGCTTCTTCCCGCAGGCGTCGATCGTGTTCTTCAATTTCCTTATTAATCACGTCTTTGTCAAAAGTGTCTAACCCCCAAAATTGAGCTACTCGCTCATAACCAAGATCTACCGCGTCCTCTTCATATGAGTCAAGTATCCCTTCAACCGATAAAAGAAGCGGTACGTAAGAAGGGAGGACAGATGCCGTCTGACGTAACATAACCCGCTCTTCAAACGAGGAACGATAATCTAGCAATAACTTCTTTAAATCATCTTGCATCGATTTCAAAAGGTTCATTCGTTTCAACACAAACCTGGCCGTTCTTTCATCAGGAAGCAGTGACAAATTCTTCAGTTGCTCGACCTTCTCAAGCGAGAGTGCTCGGGTAAGATCAAGTTCGTGCTCAGGGGCCGTTAACGGTACAACCGGCTCTTCTTGAGAAGGTTGTTGCGATTTACCCAAAGGTGTCAATCCCTGAGGTTGCATCACAGAAATCTGATCACCTCCCTTCACTGGAGGGAGGTACATAAACTGTCTTGCTTCGTTAGGCGAAATCAACCCCGATTTTGTCCCTTCAATTATTCTCTGGAGAGAATGAGCGGGTGGCACCTTGAACTTAAATGTTACCCCATACGGCTTAAGAAATCTGTTCAAACGATTCTGAATCGCTCGTGCAACAGTAGGTACAAGTGTTGAGTACATCAAATCTTCATTGGACTCCGCCTGAAGTAAACTACTCCCGGGTGGGACGAATCCAAAAGCACTACGTACTAACCAGTCAAGTCTATCTAAGAATGTAGACACCATTTGAATATCAAACTGTTTTACTAACTCAATCCACTCGCCTTTTCCCGCACCCCATACAATAGGGATCTTTACTTTATCACCAGCAACCAGAGAAGTTAAGTCCTCCTGAAACTTGTTAACTACGTCTTCGCTAAGCTCTTCCGGGAATATAAAGGCACCAATTGGTTTTCGGGAGTCAGGGTCGCTCTTAACTAGATTCTTTAAAAGACTCGCAACTTCATAAGTTAAGGACTCGAGAATAGGAATTCCTTCGCTCGCGTAAGTTTTAGGAACAAGTTGTATATATACTAAATCGTCCGGCTGGAAGCGATAAACCTTACCGAGTCCAACTTGTTGAATATACCCGCGCAGGCGCCCATCCCTTTCATAAACAGGATGAAAAGTCGCTGCATCTCTGGCGGTAAAACCGGTTAAACGACCACCGACAGTCTTCAAAGGAACCAAAACACCCCTGTTCAAAACAAGTATATCTACAGTCAAAGCAATCAAAGTATCTCGAAACGTTTCTCCAGTTACAGTCTCGCGAACGAATATGAGATCAACAACTTCTTTCTTCTTTAACCCTAACTGTACATCATACTCCCGTGGCAAATCAGCAACTGCGCTGGCAATCTGTTCTACACAACGTCTAACAATACTAGTCTCTCGATAAATTTGGCGTAGCTCAGACGCAGAAAGAATGGACGTCAAACTCAAGGCCAGGCTAGTCGATATTGAAGCCTCACCTACTGCCTTCTCTCGAACTTTCTGTTCCTTTTTCTCTTCGAGCTGTCTTTCCACAAATCTCCCTCCTGCTACGGGTTGACTTCAACTTTTTTCATCTTTATACTAAAAAACACATTAACGAAGCAAGGAGTAAAAATGAAAATAGCACAGCTTTTGGGCGCAAACTTATCAAAAATCTCGACAAAAGATTTAATCTTTAAGCACTCCATCATAATTGCATTGATTAAAAAGGCCCGCAAAACTAAAAAGGGCGCAGGGGGCTTGTCACTCTCTCAACTCTTAAACCTGGACAAACTTATAGTTAAGGAACTTAATAAAAGGGGTGTCAATGCACATCGAGTTAAAAGGGGACTCGATAGGATTTTGCCGTTCCAAATCAAAAATCCGTTCATTATTGTCACTGGATCCATCTTCTACGGAACTCCACACGACCTTGACTTTATGATTTTCACTCCTTTTAAGATCGAAGATGACCCTATCGCCCGACTAGCAAGAGAAAGTCTTAATAAATTCCTACCCCACTATGTGCACTGGTCAAATTCATACTACGGAACACCATTTTCAACATTTGCATCCGTCTATAACCTCGAAGTAACTCCTAAGATGCTCAGTAGAAAGTATGCCCCCATGTTCCCAAAAGGGAACGCTAAACCCATTTCCATTGATTTAGGAAAAATTTTGAGCAGTTTACCGGACAAACTGATTCTCATAAAGAACTTTATACATTACGCGCCTGCATACCATCTTTTTCTCGCTCCCAAGCTTCCTATTTACTATTTTGTCCCTCTCTATATAAGACTACAAAGAATGTTTCCGGTAGAAGAAAGGCCTGAAATAAAAACAATAAAAGGGCGAGTACACCAGAACTGTATTCCGGTATATGACTTGATTCTTCGAAAGGTCCCTTTTAAGGTCACCGAAATGTAATTAGCCTCGAAGGAAGTAACCTAAGATAAAACTTATCGCGCTTACGGACCCAGCAATTAACAAAACTTTCGTGAGTATCCCTTTTAAGGAGTTCCAAACATCATCAACTCGTAACTTCACCTCTTTCACATCAGAAGCACATTTAGACTGAGCCTGGCACGACTCAGCTACTTTCTTCTCTAAAGAAGCAATTCGCTCAATTAACTTCTCATTAGTAGATGTATTCCCCTTAACAAGTTCAACTAATAACTCCTCGATTGTAGAAAGCTGTTTTAATTCGGTCATTGATACGCATGCGTCCCCGTAATCGCGTTTTGAAGTACTGCTCTGAGAGTAGTATTGTGCTGTAGTCTTAACAAAGCAAGCGCAAGAACCGAAGCGAAACTTTTTACAAACTCAATCTCTTCTCTAGAAAAGGGTATCTCTTTCTCATCAAAAACCACCATGAAACCCCATTTCCCAATCTCCTCACCTGCTACAGGAACTGCTAATGCACGGCCTATCTTATTTCCAAACCAATTCAAAGGATCATCAAGTTCCCTCATCATTTAAAAGTCGTTCGAGCCAACCCGCAGGCAGCTCAAAACCCCCCAGGGGATAGGATACGTCACTCTTAAAGTAACCAAACAGGGGAAAGCTTACGGCACCATCCTTCTCAAAAGGTGAAACAACGATGTTGGCCTCAAATGCCGCTCCCATAATCTCAACACACTTTTGAACTTTTTGTCCATCAATTAAGTTCCTCGCAAGAATATTAAAGACCTGCGGATAAACATTAATTAGCGCTGTTAGACCTGACCTTAATTGAGGATCCATCGAGACCTTCAAACGCAACGAGTCCAACAGGCAAAACACCATGAAACCCGCAAATTTGGGCAACCTTACGTACTCTATCTGAGGCATAACCGGTCACCAAAATAGCTCTAGAAGGATCAAACTGATCCAAAACCGAGAATACTTGCCCATTAAGTACAACAACATCCAAAATGTAAAAATCGGGTTTTACTTCAACGTTCAGCTTTTTAAACTCCTCAATCGTCTCACAAGTACAACATTCACAATCTTCAAATCTACCCTCAAGGAGCGTTTTAAAATAAGTTCTCATCAAGGCATCATCGTCTAAAACCAAAACCTTCATCACATTACTCCGTTACCATAAAAAACGAGGTAAGGTTGTTATTTGCTTCTTTCTTTCAAAGCAAACATCAATTAACGCTCTTAAATCAGACTCTAAATCGATTGTACTATCAGAAAAAAACTCATTCAAGAGGTTCCGTTCAATTCGAACAAATTGGTTCCAAGTAAATTCAAACAATTTTCGCGAAAAAAACCCAACCCGTAATCGCAACCCAAAGTCCTCAGCAAAAATATGTTTTATTTTATAAATAAGATCCTGAAAGCTTACCATTCGATCAAATAAATGCACAACTGGCCTATCAATCTTCTTCGTCAAAAGGTACGAAAAGCCTTCAACAAACTGTCGAACTGACAAAATTGTGTAAAAACCCTCAAAAGGGACGTTAACAATTCCCTGCCGGACTCCCCTTGCACAAAAGTAATTAATGTAGGTACCATGAAATCTGTCTACGTGAAGTCGGTGTAAGGGTTCCTCTTCGGGGTATACACCAAAGACGGATCCCACTCGTAAATCAACAACCTTCAGTGCAAATTGCCTTCGAATATAAGGGAGTAAAATTTGTACAAAAGCTTCTGTACATTGGTTAAAAGAATCTCCCTTAACAGGGAAAGGAAGAAAATCCTCTAACTCGTTATGATGAATCATAAGAGGCTTCTCAGGGAGAGGTAAGCGAGAAGGGTAATAAGAGTTCAGGTCAGTTACTACAAATACAGGAACTTGCTGTATAGAAGACTTATGCAGTGCATATGTTAAAGAAATAACATTATTAAGACTCTCAACACATAGCAACTGACTATGTTGCTGAAACAAGAAGGGACTATATAAGCGAGACAAATCAACAATTAGATCTGGCTCAAACTTCTCCAAAACGCGTCGAAGTGCTACCGATTCAGAGATGTCTATCTCAACAGCTTGAAGGTCTTTTAAAGATCCAAAAGAGTGTGGAATAATAGAATAGGAAGAAGTTTGAGCTACTAACGCTTCCCTTCTTAAATTATCCAAACCTAAAACAGAATGACCCTCTTTTAAGAGATGATGTGCAAGAGCAAACCCTAAATAACCATCGGCGCCTAAAACAGCAATCCTCATTTTAGCGAAAACCTGTGTAACCCCTTAAATTCCTCTTCAATACCCAACACAGACCTACACATCAAATTGACAAACTGTTTTGCTCGAACCTCAACACTATGAAACTTCCTAACCAAACTATATCCTTGTTTGGTTATCTCTTCTATCCGATCCTCGTCTTTCAAAATGCTCAGGATTTCTTCCTCAAAGGAAGACATGGACACGGGCAAGTAATGTTTACCAGGAACGTAACCTAATTCATCGAGATCTCTAAACGGAGGAGCTACCAATAAAGTAAAGGACGCAGGAATTTCAAAAAATTTCTGTACCGGGTAATTATAGATACTTCCACAGGTAGGGCAAACCTTTGCCGAATTTAAGAGCTTGGCATAAGAGTCATGAACTATTGCAGTCTTAGAACTAAAGTGTCCGTATCCGGGATGGGGTACATGCATAAAATTAGGGTAGCTCTTAAAGGTTTCTAAATAAGCAGCACGAAAAGGATAAACATCCTTATGAATGGCCCCGGTAAGCAAGATATCAATAGACTTTTCGCGAGACCACTTTCTAAAAACTTTCGTGTCAACTCCTATAGGTAACCAATCGCAAGGAGCAACATCAAGTAAACGGGGAAATACTTTCAACGTCCCTTCCTTATACTTCACTATAACAAAATCAATCTTATTCTCCTTAACAAACAGGAGACGTTCATGTTGAAAACTATGAACGTCCCAATAGTGAACAACTTTAGGAAGCGTAACTTCAGCAAGACCCCCCAGTGGAGGAGTAACAGGTGGGGCCTCACCCAACATTAACAAGTCAAAAGACTTCCCCTCATCAGCAAGTTTCTCCAACAACGTTGGGACGTGGCACGACTCATGATGAAAAGTAACATCAGCAACTTCAGCAAGGGCCTTTTTAAAGGCTAAATGTCCAAGACTAATCCAATTTGTAAAATCCTTACAAATGTACAAAATCCTTAACATGTCTCACTCCTTTTTAAATCGAGAAGATAGTTCAAAAATTTTGTCCCCTTTCTGAGAAGGGTCCTTCTCAAGATGATAAATATTAAACCTCAAGTACTTATCTGGGATTCCCTTAGGAAACGCCGTACAAGTATAATCCTCACGGAAATGTTTGCAAAAAGGGCACGAAGAAAAGTGATCCTCTCCCGGGTGTTTCGCGCGGTATTCATTTAACCATTTCTCAAGGTCAAACATGAACTCATCTCCTCCCTTTCAACCAGAAGTCAAAATAATCGTACGCTTCGGGCCATTTTATCCGCAAGATTCGACGCTTCTCAGGGTCGGCGTTCGCATAAAACGCAAATGCTTCGGAAAACCCTTCTTCGGGATCCTGAAGACTAGGGAGAGTCAGGACAGGCGTATCGAGTGGATCCCGCATAAGCTCTCTATAAAACCGAAGTCGTACAAAATTACGGTTAACACACGACCGTTCACGCCCGTAATTCTTAACCGACTGATCAAAAAACCGAGCACCGTCCGGAAGAACTCTACTTATATAAGGAGCATAAACCTTACTCCCAAAATCCACATAGTGACCCGGAAAACGGTCAGAGAAGCGACTCTGAATAAAGTGGCCAGCTTCGTGCAAAAAAGTGTGTCCATACTCGGAAATGTGGTGAGTTACGGGATAAACTTGAATACTTATAGCTCCGGAGCCCTGCGGAAACGCAAGATCGGCGAACTTTACTACTTCAGGGTCAAATCCATAGGTCCTTGGAATCTTTATCCCCAAATAGGTTCTAATACGCGCTCTATCAACAGCAGAAAACTCTGCATAAAACTCTTTTGTAAGCATCCTCTCCAAACTATTAGACGATCTTAAAATGTTCGCGTCTGTATAAAATCCATAAGGAGCCGCGGTAGCGGTAGTAGCACGATGAAAGGATAAACTAATCTGTTGAAACTCCTTCTCATAAGGTGTTCCTTTAATAACATTAAGAAAAGAGTCCATTTGAGCTAAAATCTCCTTACGAACCTTAGGAGGTGGCACCGCCGGAAATTCTAAGAAATGATACGATTCAAACCCTGCGTTACTCAACGCTTTATTGACAGTTCGGGAATCAACAACCTTTATAGGAGACTTTCTCACGAAGCTAACCATCCAAAGGAAATATTTCCTATATTTCTTCTTTACAATAGGGATCTTTCTCCCTCCCTTCGTAATCCACTTCTCTATCCATTCAGATGGAACTTCAAACTTCATATCGATCTCCTCGATAAGGATCTACACTATATTCAAACCATTCATCCTTATCGTTCAAGGCTTTAACTGCTTTTTTGGCGTCTTCCAAAGACACATACCTCCTTAAAACTGCCCAATCCTGAAATGCAAACAAACCCCTTCGGTACTTCTCCTTGGGCCGCCAGTAGATAGGAATCTTACGCTTCCTGGCTTTGTGTCTATACTTGGGAACTTCACGATCAAACTTCGATTGAAAGTCCGTCTCTTGCAATAGTCAGATCCTCCCTCTCTAAAATCTCCTTTACTTTTGTATCTCCCTTTAAAACAGGTTGACGCCCAAGATGAGTAAAAATGACTTTCTTCCAACCCAACTGGGAAGCGTAACGAAGTTGAGATTTCATAGACGTATGTCCAAAAGGCTCCCCTCCTTTTTCCTTTACTCTTATTATAGGGCGATTTATGGCGGAGCCGTCACCAATGTAAACCCGAAGATTCCTTAATGTTCCCCATCCAATACGAGGACGAATAATATCTGTAAAGATGCCAACTTCGTCATTTATAACAACGCCCCACATAGGACATCGAATCGAATGAAAACACGAAACTGCCTTTAAAGAAACATCACCCCGCTTAAATGGGGGCCGTCGGAACGACGTCGGGATAGCCTTCCAGTCACGGATCAACTGGCGGCGTACTAAAGAAGTACATACAAGAATCGTTGGAATTTCCTTGTGTTTTAAACCACTTACATGGTCGCTATGTGTATGGCTAACATACAAAAAATCTACATCCTTAAGCTTATCAAAAAACGCCTCTTCACCACAATCTATTTGAAAGCGGGTCTTACGGGTCTCAACAATTATACCAGTTCTTAATTTATGATGAGGAGAGCTCTCTTCAATCATCCCCTTCGAACCTAAAAACGTAATCTTATACTTCATTTAATTTCGCCCCCTCTCAAGAAAGGAGGAATCCATCCTCTTCGCCTTAAAAAAATCCTTCACATATTTCTGAATCTTTAAAGAGTCAAAAGCCTTACAACTAAAAACATCAATATAAGCAGCATTGCATACAAAAGCAAAATGACCCGAAACCAGAGAAGTCTCGATTAACTGCACAAGGGTGTACCCTTCAGTCGGACCCCGTCCAAACCATTCGATAATAGGATCACCAAATCTCTTAACGTCAAGTATATCACAGAGTCCGATAACAAATTCCCTTAGCTTCCTCTCACTAGTAATAAGAACTCGATCGCACTCATATAAATCTAATATCAGATGGTACCCCCAACCTTTCATCACGGATTGCTCCCCTCTCAACAGTTGTGACCTTAGAATATCCTCCCTGAAGAAAGGATAGAATCTCACGCATGGCGAGATCCAAGTTAACAGTTTTTCCGCACGTGAACAAATCTACAGCGGCGTAAGAAGCTTCGGGCCAGGTATGAATAGTGAAGTGAGACTCTGAAATTATAACAACACAACTTACGCCATGAGGTTCAAAATGATGCGCGTGTGAATGAAGAACTGTTGCGCCTGCCTTACGGGCGGCTCGAACAAGCCGCCGGAGAATCAGCTTCTCATCATCCAAGATTTTAAAGGGAACTTCAAAAACATCAATCAAAATATGCCTACCAACGCTCATGGTCTTACCCCCTTTATCTTCGCAAGAAACGTTCGACAGCCGCTTTTACCGCCATCACACATCACAATCTCGGCTCCAAAATTCTCAACAAACTCCAAGGGAGACCAAGCTTCTTTATGACCTTCGAAATCGTCTTCCCATCTTCCATGAGGGGAAGGAGAAAAATCCTCCGGAAGAGGAGTTGAAACAAAAACAGCTTTGATCGCCTTCTGTACCAAGACATGCAAAAGGTCATAACCTTCAAGCTTGTCCATGTGTTCAATTACATCAAATAAACATATAAGCTCGTAAGGGGGAAAATCAGCCCAGGAAATAGTTCGGACGTCCTGAACAATTACTTTGTTGTATACATACTCATGAAGGGGTGAGACATACTTTGGATAAGCTTCGATACAATCAATTCGTACTTTCCATTCAGGAGGGAAAACGTTCCAGTTCCAAACATCCAAAAATTCACGGAAGAGTACTCCCCATTTCCCAAACCCGGGGCCTATATCTAGGATACTCTTTGGCCTTAAGTCAAGAACCTCCCTTAAGATTTTCGAAATTGCAAAAGGGTTGCTCGATGGCATGTCAAAACTCCTTTACGTATGCAGGTCAAAAAAGCTCCTTCTTATTATCAGCCTCCTCTAATACGCGAAGAATGCGCAACAACTGCTGTCGAAGCTCGGTAAACAAATGTAGGAGATCCTTTTGAGTGGATATAATAGCTTCCTGTTCTCGGTTAATCTTCAAAATGATTCCCGCGATGTTACTAATACCATTGCGGAACTCGTGTTTTAAGTCCAAACCGCTACCCTCGAATCCAAAAGCGTTGTAATGTATGAAGTTCACTGCACAACTTATTAATGTCATGCAATGGGTAGAAATTCAAGACGTTTAAGAATGAAACGTCTCTCTCGGTAACTTCAACACCCCAATCATGAACTCCCAAAACGCTTCTTGAAGGAAGTAAAGGTGCATAGGTTCGAATTTCCTTAGGTTTATTTCCGTTATCACAATACAGGAACGTAGTTGTACAACTTAAATATTCGGAAATCTTCTTTCTTATAAGAGGATTCTTAAGAACATCACCCTTCAAAAAGGCAAAAACATCAATCATGCGCATATCCGTCACATCCACTGAGAGGAATCTTTTCCCACGTATAAGACATTCTACCCAAAGGAAGGTGGACAACCCTCCTTTATACGTCCCCAACTCAACAACCTGATAAAAATTCAAACGGTCAAAAAGCTCATCTAACACATAAAGAGATGCAAATGAATGACGGATAGGAACCCCAAAAAGTTTGTTCTCCGACGAGAGTTTCTCAAGAATACTCATTAACACAACTCCTTACAAATACTTGATCCTTTTTCCGCGAGATAGCGAACCGCTTTCGCAAACAGAGTAGATGGTCGCTCCTTTACGAAGTCAGGAGAGAGGTAAAAGTTATTCCGACGAAGCGTAGTACCCCACAAGTGAAGGGAAAAAATATCCTTTCTCAAAAGCTCTCCGATATCATGCGGAAATGGCTGAAACAACTTTTTCCACTCCTGCCACCCAATCGAATAATGATGTTCCTTATTCCAGTCAACACAAAAGTATTCCTTTAACTCAGTATACCATTGCGAGCCTACCAGATTGAACGTGTTCGGCTGCCATCGCTGAGTAAAGTGCTGTAACATAAATTCAAATACGGGGTGTCCTTTCCTCGCATAAACAATCCCGTTACTTAAACGAGCACCATCTTCAGAGGATACATACGTTTCCCCCACAGGAAGTGCCCGAAATGATTTAAGTACTAATGTATCAACATCGCAATAGAATCCGCCGAAGCGGCACAACGCGTAGATCCTGAAAAAATCGGCCTTATTAACAACAGAATACTGTCCTTTAAGAGACTTATAGACTCGAAAAGCCTCTTCGTCGAAGAATTGTTCGGGAGATACAACCTCAGAAACTTCCGGAAAATAAGTTTTTCGGACAAAATCAGAAGTCATGTCAACGGCGGAAACATCCAAACACAGAATAACCTCATCAAATCCAGCGACAGTACATAGGGAAGAAACACTTACTACCACATACAGAGGCACGTCTCCCCTGGCTAACCAAAACATAAAACATGTTTTAAATGGGCTTAGTAAGGAATCCATTAACCGACCCCCAATTAGGATTAATTTCTTCTATCCAACGCTCTCTTGACCACCTTAACATTTCAAATACCTCATTACGATTAGCCGCAACATTAGGGTTTACTGGATGGTAAAGATGATGTAAAGTGACGGGAAGTTGTCTCACCTCATAACCGAGTGCTTCCAACTTAGCCCAATGCGCGTTATCCTCGCTAGTCCTCCCAAAAAATCTCTCGTCCATGCCGTGAAAACTGAAGTAAGTCTTACGGAAACAAGTAAAAGCACCACCTGCTGCTCCACTCTTCGAAGGGTAAGCCACTCTAAGTGGAGATGTATTCACAAATTCATATCGAGGGAGCTTAAGGGTGTCATTAGTATCCTTCTCGTTTAAATATACAATCTTATTCCACGCAACTCCCACATACTCTTCCGATGTAACGTTTTCGAGGACTACTTGAATAAAATCAGGAGGAAACACTAGGTCCGAGTCGCTTAAAACAATTATATCACAAGTAGCTAAATGACGAACTCCAATATTAAAGTTCCAAGCCCTATTATAGGGCGTCGTCGTAAAGATTTTTAAGTACTTTAGCTCCGTCTTATCTGGTAAGATGGACAAAAGCACTTCACGATTTAATGCTTTAAACGGTCCAGATTCAACGATACATAGTTGAGAAACTCCTTGAAGAGATGAAATACATTTCAATAATAAAGGGAGGCGCCTTTCATGGTGTTCGTACCCAATAACGACTGAAATAGATCTCTTTGAAACTTTTTTACGCTCTTTTCGAGCAGGTTCTACGGTACCTCTAATCAACATTGCATCCTCTCCAGCTTGATTTTAAGAAAAAAATCGTTTAACCTCAACTAATAAGGAGGTAAAAAATGCTTGCAAGAGAAATACGTCCAGGAAAATTTAATGGTCGACGGCACGAATATGTCGCGTTTGTCTTCCACGTAAAGGAAGTCAACACAAAAGACTTAATAAACTTTATCCGAAAGAAATACGGATCTACTCCTGACTTTATCATCGAACCTAAATACGATGGTCTATACATTCAAATCAGTAAAGACGGAAACACCGTAAAAGCGTTTAGTGATCAGGGTAACCGATTACGCTTACCCCCTACAATCGCGCAAAGCATAAAAGCCCTTCCATGCTCAACACTAGTTGCAGAAGGAGAGCTCGAAACGTACATCAACCAAAGACATCAACCCCGCGGTGTAACTATCGGGTTAATGCACAAAAAGGAAAAACCAATAGGTAAATTACATCCGGTTCTCACCCTTTTCGATTGTCTTTATATAAACGGTAAAGACTTCTCAACCAAAACGACATTAGAAAGGCTCAAAGCTTTAGAATCGTTAAAGTTACCCTCAAAAATAACGCCTACGGACATTTTCCTAAACCGCGTTCCATATCAACGGGCGCGATCGCTCGATGAAATTGACCGAAGTGTGCGCAAGTTTTGTCGAATTAAGCACTTCGAAGGTGCCATCCTCAAAAAGACGTCGCAAACTGCGCACAACCTAGAATTCATAAAATTCAAAAGATACATCGAGTTCGCCCTTCGAATAGCAAATAAGATTCCAACAAAAACCAAAGGCGTATACAACTACGATCTTGCAGCTTTGAACGAAGCTGGCAAATACGAAATTGTAGGAAGAAGCTTCAACTCCGCCCTCTCACTAAAAGAGGGAGACACCGCTGCCGTCGCATGTTTTAACGTTAGCATCTACTTAGATAAAACAGGAAAACGAATCCGCGTGAGGTTGTACAGCTCTACGATTCAAAACAAGACAACAGCCGCCGTAAACACTATCAAGACCATCCTCGAAACGGCGCGAAGCTATAACATGCTCGAAGTCCATAAAATTACTTAAGACTTGAAACCTCATATACGGTCTTGAGATCAAGCCGGGCTCCCAAACAACGAACCAGGTGTCGCATGGCAGAAACGGTACTTCCTTTCTTCCCGATCAAGAAGGATAGAGTCTTGGGAGAATCAGCTTTAACAGTAAACAGCACTATTGAATCTCCCTTGTAAGTTTCAATATTCACAGTATCAGGATCATCCACCAGAGACTTTGTCACTTGAGATACAAGTTCAGTCAATTCTTTTACCTTATCATTCTTACTCATTCTCCAAACCTCCTATAACTCTTCAAAACTCAATTTCCGCATAAACGCGTAACTCCTACGCGGAGCCCAAAAGCACTGTTCGAAAAAAGGCTTACAACCTCCGAGGGGTGCAACACGCTAATAGTATCCATCAAATCAAGTCTCAAATCAAGACCAAATAGAAACACTAATCCTTTTTATGACACAAAAACAACGGTAACCTCTCTACCCGTTCTCAATCTTCTCAGACGCTAGAACAAATCGAGTACAAATAACACGTGCCAACTTACGGGCAAGCTTCATAGCCTCTTGAACATTGGGGAGAACCGCCGCGGCC